TTCATGGTTAGCGGGAATTTATAAATTCAAGAATGATGATGTGTTTTTCCGGCAAGCTCGAAAACCCTTATACGCTCGCATATTTGATTGCATAGAATTCAGATGCAGTTATCTGCAAACAAATATGAGCCTTGCTCATTTTATTAAACAAATGGGAGTAGAAGAGGAGAAGCTAAGCGGGAAAGAATTTGATTATGATAAGATCCGTTTTCCATGGACTCCCCTATCTGATTACGAAACCGAATATTGTGTGCGTGATGTGCGCTCGCTGGTTAAGGCGATGAGAGTTAGACTGGAGAAAGAAGGTGATACTCTGCAAACAATTCCACTTACAAGTACTGGTTATGTCCGGAGGAAATGCAAAGAAGCAATCAAACCGAACTTTCTACAGATTAAAGAAATGAAGCCAGATGTCAAAGTGTATAAAATGTTGAGGGAAGCTTTCCGGGGTGGAAATACTCATGCAAACAGAAAGTATGCAAATAAGATTCTGGAAGGCGTTTCTTCTTATGACATGACTAGTTGTTATCCTGCTCAGCAACTGACAAAGCGCTTTCCAATGGGGCGGTTTCGATTTCTGGACAGTAACTTATCATTGGAAAGAGTATTTAAATATATTGGGTTGGGTTATGCTGTTGTTGTTCGGTTGGGGTTTGTCGATTTAAAACTACGGCATGATGTAACAATCCCTTATTTATCATTATCCAGAACAAAAAGTAGGGGATTTATTGATGGAATAGATAACGGAAGAATCCTACAGGCCGAATATTGTATAACCACAGTGACCGAAATTGATTTGAAAATAATAATGGATCAATACGATTTCAAGTATATCAAAGTCTTTTCGGCTATGGTGGCGAAAAAAGACTATCTGCCGGAAAATTATAGAAATGTTATTCGGGAATTTTATGAAGCAAAAACAAGATTGAAACATGCTCAAGATAAGGAAGAGGAATATCAATATGCCAGAAGCAAAGAGCTATTGAATGCTGTTTTTGGTATGTCCTGTCAAGATCCCATCCATTCAGAAATATTATTTGATGGCGGGAAGTACACAGAGCGGAATTTATATGATTTTCCGGCAGAAGCAGAAAAGGCGCTTGAAAAAGCCCCGTTTCCTTATCAATGGGGCGTTTATATCACATGCTATGCAAGAGAAGCTCTGCAAGAGGCTATTAATATTGCAGGTGATTGTATGGTTTATTGTGATACTGACAGTGTGAAAGTTATTGGAAAATTAAATCTTGATGAAATCAATAAAAAGCGGGAGAAGCTGGCCAGAAAAAATGGGGCATTGGCAAAGGATCGGAAAGGGAATAGCTATTATATGGGGGTGTTTGAATATGAAGGAACTTATGACAAGTTCATCACTCAGGGCGCTAAAAAATATGCTTTTATCAAAGGCTCCTGCAAATATGCAGATACTTGTCCGAACTTTCCAAAATGCAAAATGAAAGTGACTGCTTCCGGGGTGAGTACTGCTATCAATGAAAAGACTGGGCTTCCGATTGCAGTTGAAGAAATGGGATGTTTGGAGAACTTCAAAGAGGGGATGATATGGAAAGCGGCAGGAGGAACTATGTCTATATATAATGATGATGATTGGTTTGAATATACAGATACGGAGAGCGGAAAGAGCGTATATATAACACCTAATATTGCAATTTTACCGACAACTTACAGGATGGGTTATTCAGCAGATTACAGGGACTTGTTGACTGATGTTTTATTATATGGTGACTATATAGAGAAGAGGGAATAAAAATGAAATTGTACACAAAGCAAGGGTGGGTTGATTGGAGTTATATTGATAACTTAGGTAGTATTTTTAATATGGTGATTGGCGCTCGTGGTGTTGGTAAAACCTACGGTCTTTTCAAATACCTGATTGAAAAAGGGAAGCCTTTTGTATATCTCCGGAGACTACAAACACAGTTAGACATGTGCGGGACAGAATCAGGAAATCCTTTCCGCAAGATTGCGTCTGATTTAAAAATAGAAATTAAGCCTGACAGGGTTGGGCGTTTGATAGAATTTAAGAGGGATGATACCATTATCGCACTGGGCTGTTCTCTGTCAACACTGGCAACGGTGAGGGGGTTTGATTTTTCGGGATATGACTATATTGTTTTTGATGAATGCGTTCAGATGATAGGAGAAAAACCCATCAAAGATGAATTTAATGGATTTTTAAATTTTTATGAGACTGTAAACCGAAACAGGGAACTTTCCGGCGATGTTGCTGTTAAGTGTTTCATGTTGGGGAATGCAAATCAGTTAGTGAATCCTTATTTTGTCGGTTGGGGCTTTATGCGGAAAGCAATTAAAATGATAAGATCCGGGGAAATGATATATAGATCAATGGATAAAACCAGAAGTATTATATTACTTTTGCAATCTCCTATTAGCGAAAAGAAAAAAGAGACTGCCTTGTATCAAAATGCGGGAAATGATTTTATACAGATGGCAATAGATAATGCTTTCAGAACAGACGAAACAAAGATTGCAAGTAAACCATTGAAAGAATATAAACATATCGTTTCCGTTGGTGAAATCGGGATATATAAACATAAATCGACCGGAGAATATTATATTTCAAGTGTTACACAGCTCCCCCATTATGATGGTTATGGTATGCCTTTAAAACTTTTTCAGAACGATTTCGGTTTTCTTAAATCGGTTTATTTGATAAAACAAAATTTTGTTTTCGAATCATATGAAAATGAGATAATGTTTCGGGAATATTTTAAATTGAATTAAATTGAAAAAAGTGTTGCAATCAGAAAACGGTTAGTATATATTTTAATCACCGGGGAACCGGAAAAAAATAATTGGAGGGTTTAAACATGGAACTGACAAGAGTAGAAATTTTCAAAGCAATGAATTCTCGCGATGTTGCTAATGTGAAAGAGTGTGAAGGGGAGATTCTGCATCCGGTCGCGTTTCATACTCATGAGTATGAAGGGACGGATGAAAAGACTCATGCGGTTCTGGTTATCAAGGATGGGAAGAGCGGGAATCTGTATAAGAGTGAAACAAAGAACTTTATTCAGAAGTTCCTTGCTTATGATGAAGCTTTTGGGACTCTTCCGGATGAAGAGAAGCCGAAAATCATTATCAAGCTCAACACAAGCAAAAAAGGAAACAAGTATTCTGATTTTGATGTTGTTGACAATTAAAAACGGTTAACATATTATAATAGAGGGCGGTAAAAGTTCCCCAACGCAAGCCTCAGAAGGGCGGGGAAGAACTGGCGAGTTCACGAGACTTTTACCGTCCTTTATTTTTTATGCGAGGTGATATGATGCAGGATATTATTACTGTTGTGCAGAATCTTGGGATTCCCATGGCGTGTCTGATTGCTACTTTCTGGCTATGGAATAAAGAGCGTGACGAGCACAAAGCATCTGAAGATAAAATGTCAGAAGCAATCCAGAATAATACCCTTGTCATGCAAAAATTGATTGATAAGTTAGGGGATTTGGAAAATGATAACCGGAGAGAGACTGGCGGAGCAAGCTATTAAGGGCGGATATCTCGGAAAGCCTTATTCCGAAATGGACTGTCAAGGATTCGTTGAAAAAGTCATTTATGACTTGGGAATCCGTAAACCCAACGGAACCGCTTATAATTGGAAGGGTTCAAATAGTATGTATAGAAATTACTTCCAATGGCGGGGGACAAAAAGCGAGTGCGAAAAGGCTTTTGGACTTATCCCACAAGGTGCTCTCGTTTTCAAATGTCGCAATGATGGCGGCGAAAAGGAAAAAGGATATACAGATGGACTTGGGAATTTTTATCATGTCGGAATCTATGTTGGATCGGAACAGGGAAACATTATAAACAGCACGGCAGGAGGGGTGCAATTTGCGAAAACATTGAATGGGTGGAGTCATGTTAGCTTGTTATCCTTTATCGACTACACCGGGGCAACCGTCCCCGGAACAGGAACAAAAAACCGAATCTTGTCTCTTATAAATGATATGAAGAAATTGATTTCAGAATTGGAGGCTGTCACGAATGAGATTTGAAGAAATTCAGAGCCTGATGAACTACGGTTTTACGCCTGATCAAATAATGGCTCTGGCGAGGGATGAACCCATTTCTACGCCAGAGCCAACGCCGGATCCGGAGCCAACCCCTCCCCCGGATCCGGAACCCTCCCCCGCTCCGGAGTCGGAAGCTCCCCCTTCTCCGGCTCCGGAGCCTTCCGGGCTGGATGAGTTGCGAGAGGAAATCAGGAAACTTACTGCAAGTATCCAGAGTCAGAATATAAAAACTGCATCCATTGATAAAATTACTGATCCGGATGCAGAAACCGATAAAATTATGGCGGGCTTTATTCGCCCGGCATTTGAAAAAAAAGGAGAATGAGAAATGAGTGTAAACAATACTACTTTTCAGCAGATTGCAACAGTTTTAAATAGCATCGTCCATCAGGCCACCGGGGCTGATGTGCTCACGCCCACCAATACGGCAGAATTCATCTCCGTTGGTCAGCTTGCGCTGAATGCAAGCCGGGACGCTGTGATGAACGCAATCAGCAACGTTATAAGCAGAACCATTTTTGCTATTCGTCCCTACTCCGCAAAGTTTGCTGGACTGGAAAAGGATCTTGACAGATGGGGCGGGTATATGCGTAAACTGTCTATCGCTGATTCCGACTGGGCAGAGGATGAAGCCTATAAGTACCCCGTCACTTTTGATGCAAGTGAAAATCCCCCGGACGGCCTCGGGAAAATGGTTGACCAGTGGAAAATAAAGAAGCCGAATGTCCTGCAGACTAACTTCTACGGTCAGTCGGTCTATCAGGATCACGTCACTATCACGGAAACTCAGCTTGAAACCGCTTTCACCGGCCCGGAACAGCTTGGTTCTTTCCTTAATCTGATTATGACTAATCTGTCAAACCGTCTGGAAATGTCCAGAGATGCTATCAGCCGGGGCTTGATTGCTAACATGGTGGGCGCTCTGGTGACGGAAAACAAGCCGGAGCGGGTTGTCCATATTCTGACTGAATACAATGCTCAGACTGGACTTTCTCTGACTGCTCAAAGCGTATATGCTCCTGATAATTTCCCCGCTTTCATGAAATGGGTTTATGCCAGAATTGCGAATATTTCCGACCTAATGACCGAAAACAGTCTTATGTTCCAAACGGTGATCACCGGAAAGCCAGTTCTCCGCCATACTCCCTACCAGAATCAGAAGGTTTATCTCTATTCTCCCGCCCGGCACCAAATCACTTCTCGTGTTCTGGCTGACACTTTCCATGATAATTTCCTGACCTATGCGGACGTGGAAAGCGTCAATTTCTGGCAGTCTATCAATACTCCGGATACTGTCAACGTTACGCCCGTATATACCAACGCTTCCGGCGTGGCGGTGACCGGGGAGGCGGTTTCTCAGGGTAATATTTTCGGCCTGATCTTTGATGAGGATGCAACCGGATACGCCATTCTCGACCGGCGCCTTGTGCCTACTCAGGAAAACGCCTCGGGACTCTATCGAAATTTGTTCCTGCATGCCCGTCAGAAGGTATTTCAGGATCTGACGGAAAAAGCCGCTGTTCTTCTTCTTGACTGATGAATCAGAAGGGGCGGGAAATGCTCCCGCCCCTTTTCTTTTTGAGGTGTGGATATGATCGTTACTTTTTATTCCGGATTCAGAAAACAGAATAACAGCACGAAACAGCCGACCGGGGGAACCGATTATAACTGCCAGCTAAAAGACAATACATCAATCATTTCTCCCCGAATCAGTCTTGGAGGGGCTTTCAATCCATCAAATATGATGTATTGTTATATTCCCGCTTTTAATCGGTACTATTTTGTACAGGATTGGGACTGGATCGGGGGATCGTGGGTAGCTTCTCTGACAGTGGACGCTCTTGCAAGTTTTAAATCTGAAATAGGTGCCACGAGCGCTTATATAACCAGAGCCACAAGCGGATACAATGGAAAAATCCTTGACGGGATGTATCCAGCTACAACAGATATTAGCATTGTGGAAACCGCCGGAAGCCGGGTTTATTGGGGGGATACCCTTGCAAATGGTACTTATATAGTCGGCATTATCTCCGGTGCTGATGATACTGTAGGCAGTGTTACCTATTATACAATGAGTCCGGGGCAGTTTTCTGCTTTAAAAGCTTTTCTGTTTGATGAAGATTTCTTTCAGAATTCGATGGGATTTCCTGATGTAGATGATGCGGCACAACTTTTAACAAGTATTTCTCCCGAACTGCTGAAAACTATCTATAATCCGTCACAATATATCGTTTCTGCTTTATGGCTTCCGGTGAGCGTGAGCGGGAGCGGGGAAGCGGTCAAGGTTGGATGGTGGACAACTACGGCAACGGGAGGGAGGCTTTCCTCCGGAGCGGTCAGAATTGATATGTCAAGCAGTTCTGTCACAATTCCTTCTCACCCTCAGGCCGCAAGCCGTGGAGAGTATCTTAACTATGCCCCATACTCTGAACATGTTCTACATTTCCCGCCATTTGGCGCTATTCCTCTTGATCCCTCTTTTTTCACAAGTGAATCTCGCTTTGTTAATATCCGGGTTGTGCTGGATATTATCACCGGGAAAGCATCTTGCATAGTTTCTTCAAACAGCGGAAGGATTGCAGAAATGCATGCTCAGGTTGGAGTTCCTATAAATCTTTCACAGGTTACACCTGATGTTAACGCCATGAAGGAATCCGTTATCATGCATGGGGCTGGAGGGCTTATTTCCGGCATTGCTTCCGGGTCTGCTGATGGAATCATGGGAAGTGTCCGGGGGATGATCGGCGGTGCAAAAGATGGAATCATGAATGCTATCTCTCAGCCTGTCGGACAGGTTATTTCTTCCGGGATGAATGGCTCTTTTGCAGGAATCACCGATACTCTTCCTCGGCTGGTTAGCAAATTTTATAACATCGCTCCGGCTGATGATACTCACAAGGGAAGGCCAGTTTGCCGAAACGCTACAATTTCCTCTTTCTCCGGCTTTGTCCAGTGTGCGGAAGGTGATATTTCCATCTCCGGGACGGAGGAAGAAAGAAGCATGATCTCCGCTCACATGGTTAACGGCTTTTTCTATGAGTGAGGTGGAATTATGTCTTATAGGCTGTCAGATAAGTTCTGGACAACTTCCCCGGGTCAATCACAATTCGGTCTCACTCAGGATGAGAAGGACGAAAACGCTAATCGGATTTATACCTTCTTCAATAAGGCCGGATGGACGAAAACCGCCATTTGTGCAATGCTAGGTAACATGGATGTTGAAAGCCGCATGAATCCCAGAGCGGAAAATCAAGGAAATGATACATACGGGCTTGTGCAATGGCACCCAGCAAGCAAATTGCAATTATGGGCGGTTTCTGAAAATCTGGATTGGGAATTAGGAACTACACAATGTAGAAGAATCGCCTATGAGGAAGAAAATAATTTGCAATGGGCTTCGTGGTCTTCTTATCCCTTCTCATATTGGGCAAGGGAAATGACAGAAGAAACTGTGGAAGAAATGACAGAAATTTTCATGAGACGCTATGAAGTTGCGGATCCGGAAACACTGGCAGAGCGTCAGAGATGGGCGGCATATTATTATGAGAATGTAAAATTGATAGAAGAGTTTCCCATTTGGCTAGTGGCCATCATTGGACGATATAAGAAAAAATGGAGGTGATACCGTGGGAATTCCTGCAATGTATGAACATATTAACTTATATAATGCTTCATTTTCGCCATCAACTATCCATGTTCGAAACACCGCCCTGACTGGATTCTATAGGCGATATTTGCTTGAAAAGGCAATATCCGTTTTCAAATGGAACGGCCTGCCGGAAGAATGGGCGAAAAACTATTTCCTGTATGTGCTTTACTGCTACGGGTTTATAGGAATCATTCAGACTGACAGATTCGGCATTATTCCTCAAGAGGGAGTGCTTAGCGGATATGATGTTTTCTACCAACCTACACATATCACCGTAGCTAATCCCCTCTTGCCTACTCTTAAAAGACAGCGGATCGGCACGGAGTGCGGGATTATTCGCCTTCAACCTGATTATGGCGGGATTATGGATATCATCGGATATTATGCGGATATGATGGCGCTTTGCTCAGAGTCAGCAGGCGTCAATCTGGTTAACTCTAAAATCAGTTTCGTGTTTCCTGCATCCGGAAAGACTCAAGCGGAGAGCTACAAAAAATTGTTTGATAATATTGCATCTGGACAACCTGCAGTATTCACAGATAAAACCCTTTTCGATGATACGGGGAAACCGACATGGGCGCCGTTTTCACAGGATGTTAAACAGAGTTATATTGCGGATCAGGTTCTTTCAGATATGCGGAAAATTGAAGCTATGTTTGATACGGATATCGGCATTCCCTCCGCAAATACTGACAAGCGGGAAAGACTTATCACAGATGAAGTAAACGCTAACAATGTAGAAACCGCTTCAAAATGTGAATTGTGGCTCGAAACAATCAAAGAAGATATGGAAAAGGTGAACAGTCTTTTCGGTTTGAATCTGTCTGTTGATTGGAGAGTTAAGCCCGCAGAAGTAACAGATAATTGGTCGGGAGAAGGTGGAGTGAATGAGTAAAGCTTGGCTTTCTATTCTCGGTTTGTATCAATATGACAATACTCTGTTTGATGAAATGAGACTGCCGGATGGAGTGGATAAAGAACTTATCATAGATGGGATTATTCAAGATTGCATGGAACTGGAGCTTCTCTTTCCGGATCTGGAAGCCATGCGCTATATGATCAAAATATGGTCAAGGCGTGAAATGCCAGTCTGGCAAAGGGTTTACAATGCCGAACAGTTAGAATATAATCCTATTGAAAACTATGATAGGTTTCAAACAGATAACCGAAAAGTTAAACATTCCGGAACAGATGTTTCTACAAGCTCCGGGGAATCGACAACGGATAGTCTGCATAAGTATGCTTCTTTTGATTCTAATACATTAAATAATCAGTCTCAAGATATTGATAATTCGGAAGCAACAAACACTAACAGCCTTGAACACGGGGAAAATATCGCTGATGATTTCACAAGCCGAATCCATGGCAATATAGGCGTAACCACTTCTCAACAGATGCTAGAAAGTGAGATGGAATTAGCGCCGAAACTGAATACAGTTAATTATATTGTTAACTCGTTTAAAATGCATTTCTGCATTTTAATATATTAAAGGAGGTGGGATGATGTTTGAAAACTTACCTTATACCAATTTCCATGAATTGAATCTTGATTGGATCATTAAAAAATTAAAAGAGGTGGTTAACAATCAGGGAGATATAGACAAGGCTTTTGAGGATATCAAAAAACAGGTAGAAGAGAATACAGAATGGATTGAAAATTATGATCCTGATTTTATCAGGAAAACCGTTCTTTCTTTCCTCGAATCAAGCCTTGCAAGAATGATATTTGTTGAAATCACGGATGCGGGATATATCGTTTATAACATCCCCGAAAATTGGGACACTATCACATTTAATACTACAGGGCTTGATATAGAATTGACTCTTCAACCGGAATATGGCCATCTGGTATTATCTTATTAAATATTAACGGAGGTATTAAAAATGGAAAGACAGTATATTGGTGCCCGTTATGTTCCGAAATTCTTTGAAAACCCTAATACAGGAGATTCTGCATGGTTGCAGGGTGTTGCCTATGAACCGCTTACAATCGTCACTTTTGCAGGAAATTCCTATACAAGCAAAAAGCCAGTTCCCGCTGGCATTGGAAGCCCTAACAGCGCTCCGGAGTATTGGGTGGCAACTGGTATTTTTAATCAGCAGTTGGAATCCGTCAGACAGCAGGGCGCAAAGAATGCGGAAGATATTTCCTCTCTGGCCGATGAAGTGACGGAAGTTTCCGGGTCTGTAGATGATCTGGGCGATAAAATGTCAGAGATGGCAACCGCTCCCCGGCAGTTTATCCTTCTCGGAGATAGCTTTGCCGGAGGAATTGATGGGGATAATAATAGTCAAATCGTCACCGGTGGCGGGTGGGTGAATCGTTTTATTGAATCCGTGAGGGGCTGGGCTACTGTTTATTATTCCAACGTTCCGCTTGGTGGTGTTTATGGATTTGCGTCTTCTCGTACCTTCTTGAGCGTATTGCAGAACGTAGAACAGAACATTCCGGATAAAAGCAAAATCACCGATATTGTAGTTCTTGCCGGAACTAATGATCTTGGAATTGATAATGCTCAGGTTATTGCTAAAATCAAAGAATTTATTACATATGTGAGAACAAATTATCCTCAAGCAAGGCTCGCTATAGGATGTATTGGGTCTCATATTTATGATATGATTCAGCTTGGGAAAAATGCATATTCAAAATGTCGTGATTATGGAGCGGAATATATTTCTGATCTTAGAGGGCTTTACTGCTTAAAACAGTATATCGGGGCAGATGGAACACACCTGACACAAGCGGGTTATGCTTTCTATACTCCCTTT